CTCTTTGTACCAGGAGACAGCGGTTATTTCCCTGATCGACGAGTGTATGGCTAACGGCTGGCGTGGAATTATCTGGGATAAATTGAACAAGAAAGGAGGCTTTTCCAATGTTCGAAAATCTGATCAGGAAAGCCCCTCCGGAAGTACGGCGGAAGCTTCAAAACAGAAATACGGAAATTACATTTGAGGATATCCAGGAACGGCGTATTCAGATCATGAACGAAGTTAAAGGAACCCTAACTGGGTATGACTGCCCCATCTGTAAAAACAAGGGCGTGATACATTACCTGAAGGACGGATACGAATTTGCGAAACCCTGTGAGTGTATGAAGCTTCGGGATAGTTTAAGGAGAATCCGGCAAAGCGGCCTAGGGGACCTATTGAACGAATATACCTTCAATAAGTTTCAGACGGAATCCCCCTGGCAGGAGGCTGTCAAAAACAGTGCATTGAAATTTTTGGAGGATCACGACCGGAAATGGTTTTTTATCGGCGGCCAGGTGGGGGCTGGGAAGACGCATTTGTGTACGGCTATAGTGGGTGAATTCTTAAAGCGTGGAATCAGCGCAAAATATATGCTGTGGCGGGACGAGGCGTTGAAACTGAAAGCCGTCGTCAATGATGACGCGGCATATTCAAACCTGATTAAACCCTTGAAAACCGTTCCTGTGCTTTACATAGACGATTTTTTTCGCACAGGGAACGATGAGACAGGCAGGAAAAAAGCCCCCACACAAGGCGATATCAACGTAGCTTTTGAACTCATTAATTACCGGTATAATAACAACCTGGTGACGATTCTGTCCAGTGAGTTGACTGTCGATCAAATTCTATTTTTTGACGAGGCAGTGGGAAGCAGGATTTACCAGAGAACGAAAGAATATCACTGGGATATTGCCAAAGACCCACATAAAAATCACAGGCTGAAATAAAAAGGAGGGAACAGCTTGGTTACGCTCTATATCCCTGGCAAGCCGCAGGGAAAAGCCAGGGCCAGGACATGCAAAACCGGGCACAGTTACACGCCGGAAAACACAGTGCTGTACGAAAATCTGATTAAAACTTCATTTCTGGAACGGTATGGGGCCCGGGGTAAAATCAGGACTCAGGGAAAACAAAAGCCCGCGCTAAAGATGGAGATTTACGCGGGATTTCAGGTTCCAAAATCATTTTCCAACAAAGACAGGATCGCGGCGTTAAGCGGAGACCTTCTCCCCACAAAAAAGCCTGATTCCGATAATATCGCGAAAGTGGTTGCGGACGCTTTAAACGGGATCGCTTATGACGACGACGCTCAGATTGCCGATTTAACGGTTATCAAGCGGTACACGGAGGATCCCTGCGTAAAGGTAACCATCGAAGAGATCAGCCATGACCTTTGACGAGCTTTGCGCTCTCGCCGGAAACGGGAAGCCTCTTCCCCGTTCCGCGCTTCCTTTAGAGCGAGTTGTATACCGTGGGCTTGCCTGGCTGTATCACGCTTACCGGCGCGGCGCTTTTTCCAAGGACGAAGCCGCTGAGGAAAAAGAAGCCCTCAGGAGAGAGTACGAAGACGCGAGGAAAAAAGAGAAAGACGACCTGAAGCTTCACCAATACGTCGATCAAATCCGTACAGCGCTGGCAGGCTGGTTTAAGAAGGTGGAGCAGAGCGGCTGCCCTGTGTGCAGGAGGCTCATTGAGATTTTGGACGGTAAAATTTAACCCCGCCGCAAACAGGCGTGAGAAAGGAATTTTAAAAATGTATATTACTTACGAATTACTGGAAGAAAAAGGCGCGTGTTCTAATGGCTTGAATTGGTTTAAACAAAATTTCCCGGAAGGCTGTGAACTTAACGAAGAAACCGTCGCAAGGGTGAAAAAATGCGATACCAGTTTTGTGTGGTGGTTTTATGACAATATCCAACAGGATAAAAGATTATATAAGCTTTGCGGCGTGAACGAGTCTTTCGGCGTGAACTGGTCTGACGGCGTGAGCAGGTCTAACGGCGTGAACTGGTCTGACGGCGTGAGCAGGTCTAACGGCGTGAACGGGTCTAACGGCGTGAGCAGGTCTAACGGCGTGAACGAGTCTTTCGGCGTGAACTGGTCTAGCGGCGTGAACAGGTCTTTCGGAATATTAAATTCATATGGGGTAGACTGCGCTTTATTTTTGGCAAACAAAAAAAGAGTATATCTGATATTTGGAAAAGAGGTTTCAGAGGGCAGATACCTTGAAGTGAAAAATAGTTTATATGAAAAGCTGGGGATCTGGAAACCGAATTTCAATAATATTAAAGCCCTATATCTTAAAAACGGTTCAGATTGGAAGCTCACGCCTATCAAAAACGCAGAAGAAATTGCACGGCAAGAGGCGTGGAGGGATATGCCAAGAGAAGCAGTTGAATATATCGCTTCTCTGCCTGAATTTGACGCGGATATGTTTTTTGAAATCACCTGTATTGACTTGAGATGACCCCGCCGCAAACAGGCGGGGACGGAGGACAAAAAAATGATCATAAAAACTTATGGCCAGCTTTTCGATGCAGAGGATAAGGGGGCAAACTATGACTGAATTAAAACGGTGCCCTTTTTGCGGGGGAATTCCGAAGATGCACATGATAAGTCAGGATTTTTTTGATACAGGAACATATACAACTGGATATTCTGTATTTTGTCAAAATTGCAGGTGCGCTACAGAATACGAACTTACACAATTAGAAGCCATCGAAGCTTGGAACAGGAGAGTTGATGATGAATAAACAAAAAGGCTGGCCTCAATGTGAAAAATGTGACCAGTGGAAAGAAAACAAATGCAGGGCGGTTAATGAGGAAGGTCTTTCACCTTGTGAGGTTATGAGCCGGAAAGCATTTAACTACTTAGCGAAACAGGAGGATTGAAAATGGCTGATTATATAGAAAGGGAATTAGCATTAAGGATAATAATACAAAAGCAGAAAGAATTATGCCCGCTTGGAACATATGGCAAAAAATATGTAGATAGCTATAACCGTGAAAAATTTGACGAGTGGCAAGAGATTATCGATGGAATAGAATCGGTTCCCGCCGCCGACGTTGAAGAGGTGAAACATGGGAAGTGGGTAGAATATCTTCCTGTGTTAAGGGTGGGCAATTTACAAATAGGATGTTCTGAATGCGGGTTGACCAATGATTTTAAAACAAGCTACTGCCCTAACTGTGGCGCTAAAATGGATTTGGAGGGATAGTTATGTGTAATTACTGCCAAACTCCAATTTATATCAAAACAATTCAATATTGTAAATCTTTACTTGCTCCATTGACACCAGAACAGGAACTGAGAGATAAACTATTGGATATGACTGGGGAAGTTTATGTGAATATTCCAAAAAAGTATTGTCCATTTTGCGGCGCGAAGATGGATTTGGAGGATTAGCTATGGCAAAGGTCGAAGTAACGGATTATGTGTCAGAACTACGCGCAGAATATCAACAAGGCTTTCAAGATGGTTATGCTTCGGCGTGGAGAGAGATTCAAAATGTTATCAAACACGCGGTAATTGAAGCGAGTATTCAGGTTTCGGCTAGAAAGGAGGATTAGTTATGTATGAGGAATTAGTTGAGAGGCTGCAAAAAATGTATACCCTTTGTGCTTGGGACGAACTAAAAGACGCCTCCGATGCTATTGAAAAGCTGCTATCAGAGAATATACAGTTAAAAAGGCGTATTGTCTTTTGGGATAAAAATACATTCGGAAAACTTCGCGCAGAACTTGACCACCTAAGACATGAAAGAGATCAAGTGGTAAAGGATTTAAAGGCTTACGAGGACATTGGCCTTGATCCAGAAGAAATAAAGGAGATCCTAAACGCGGTTAACGGAGGATTATCCGCTGAAAATGGAATTTGGTGTCCTAAGTGTGGTGATGCTCTTGATATTGATATCGTTAATGGAGTTCTTGCTATTGGCTGTTTTGGCTGCGGAGAGTATACACCGATACCAAAATTGATGAAATTACATAATGAATTACGATTGCGTGAACCAGCACAAACCAAAAAAGAGGAAAG